TCTTGTCCATATTCAGGCATTCGAAAGTCAGGTATGACAGATTGCTGAGTAGGCTTCATTGCTGTAATGGCAGACGCACTAGACTCAACTCCGCTAGGATTTGCCACTTTTCCAGGCAAGTACATAGGCGTATTACTCGAGGTGTCCTCACCTGTGAATAAACCCTGTCCAGTATTCCTTTTAAGTAGATTATCCAACTCCTGCAGATATTGCTGCATGTTTTTGCCACCTGGTTGAGTTTGGATTTGTGGTTGGTTTTGTGGTCTTAACATAGGATTCTTTAATTATTGCATTTTTATACAAAAGTGTTACGCAACATATGAAATTGTTGTGTCAGGTAGTCTTTTAGTTTCTAGTATGTTGTATATATTGGCTAAAGCTAAAAACTTGTACTTAGCAGTTGCAGAGTTAGACCTAAAACGGTACTTAATTGATCGAGCGACTCCAACAAACTTAACCAAGACTGGAATATCTGAGGAATTAACAAGCGCGATATTGACTGCTCCTGGTGCATCTCCAGGCAAGATAACACCAACCAGCGACACACCAACACCAGCCCCACCGGATGATTGTTGATTGACCGTGAAGTATGCTGTTACAGTACTTCCATCTAAGATAATATCCCCACTTAATGCCCCTGATGTAGTCACGTTCTTGAATTGGAAGGTTGGATCAAAGTATTTCTTGAATTTCAAAAACTGCCTCTGATTAAATGCTTTTGTCGCCCATTCAACAGATATTGCTGCTCCTGAGTCTGATCGAGTTTCTACAAACATTTTCTTAACTTTGCCCGATGATTCATCGCCAAAATACAAGTTTTCGGAGCCGTCACTATCAACATAGGTGCTGTAGCAGTTAGGGGTGAAACCCTCCCAGTATACCCATGCACCAAACCTAGTATCTAAACACCAAGTTCTATCATTGACTGTTGAGGCGGAGGTTGGTACTGAAATACCATATACATTGTTGAAATAGAAAGCAGCACTGTGCTGTAGATACGCCGTATTAACATTCGACAATCTTGATGCGACTTTTATCGTTAGTTCATTTGTACGCACCGCACTGGATGAGTAGTTTTCTTGGTTTCCTAGAGAATAAATTGCTAGTCTGCCGTCTTTTTTTGCAGGGAAAATGATGTCGTTCTCGACGTGTTTGATGCCTTTGTACGAGATACCACCAAAAGAGCGGGTAATTTCCTCTAGTTTTTGTGATCCTTCCTCAGTAAACGAGAACTTATAGATTGCGTTATCTTTCCAGATTATCACTCCGCCCTGAAATGGCTTGATTCCACGAATGACTGCACCATCGTTGCGGAATACGTCCACAGACCCACCCCCAACAGACGAACCCGAGAAGTTACCGATATTTGTTCCAACTCCACCGAATGTAAGACGTGAGGTAAAGTCAGGGTTGCCAGCTGTGAAAATACGAGAGATAGCAAACTCCGCCATCGTACCTTTAATGCCAGTAGTGGTGTTTCCTTCTGGTGGTAAGAGTGAAGTTGAAGGGCTATCTCCACCCTGGTCGTTGTAGACAATAACCCCATACACCGTACCCATGTACGTCTCACCTAAACCAATAGCTTTATTTCCCCAGATGTTGTAGCCGGTCGCTCCAGTTACGGCAGTCCAGGCAAGAGCGTTGTAGTTGGTCGCTGAAAGAGTAGCGTTACCGTTAGAAATTGCGACTGATGTGCAAGCTAGTGTTTCACCTATTGAGTTAAATGCTGATACGCGGTAAGAGTACGCTGTTGATTGAGATGTTCCAACTACCGTGATTCCAAGTCCTGTGGGAGTCGTTAGAGCTGAATAGGTAGTAATTGTCGTGCCGTCATACTTCCAGAGAGGATCTACCCCATTAAATCCGTACACCTCATTACGAGCCTGTACAAAGTTCATTCTTGCGGAAGCATCGAAGGTAGTTGATCCAATATCTGTTGGTGTAGTACCTACATACTTTTGCAGTTTATTATTAATTCCTGTTGCGTATCGTAGAAATTGACGTGAAGAATCTTTGTAGTACGGGAAAAGTCCGAGTACCTTTGTTCCAGAACCAGTTCCGTAATCTTCTGTGCCTGGTCGTGGTTCAATACCATCAACAGATAGTAGAATATTCTTAGCTTCTGTAAGTTCAGAGTCTTTAATCGACCCTTCATCCTGAAAAGTATTTAACCCGCCAAGAAAACCGGTGACATACTCTGGTGTTTTGGAAGAGTTTTTTGTGTTTGATATTTTCATTTTAGTAACTCAAAATGTTCACATTTGCAAGCATGCGTTTGTTGTTTTCAACATTCAGATCTTGAATCAACTCATTAAACTCATCAAACCCGTCACTTGCACTACCACGCTCACTGTCACGTAGATCAATTCGTGCCTTTGTATACGAAACGAAAGCCTCGAAGAACAGATCAGGGATTAGTAGTGTTTCGGTGGTGGCAGTAATTCGAGTAGGTAACTTGTAGAAGTTGTAGATGATGTCTCTTTTGGTTGCGGTGATTGTGCCAGTTGCGGGGGTAGTAGGAGACGTTGTATTGATAAAAGTGAATGTAGTGCTACTTGGCACTGAGAAAATACGTTGCGCACCGTTATAGCCACTCTGATCAGCTCCAGCGATGGTTACAAAGTCATCGACTATATAGCCATGACCGGCACTAACTGTAACAGTCACCACACTCCCGACCCGAGTAATTGTTGATACAGATACAGCACTTGGCTGACCTGTGGAGTTTGTTGGAACAATGTGTAGTTCTTGCTCTCCATAGATAAAATACGCGTTAGAAAATGATGAGCTTGATGGTGTAAGCACTACTCCAGAATATTTAGCGTTGTACGTTACTGCGTTTTCATGCTGGGTAATTGGATGAATCATCAAGCCGTTAACTCGTAGGCTAATCATTGATCTGAATGTGGTGTCTAGATCATAGCGCTCCTGGCTATTGACAGAGGTAAGTGATTTCGTGTCTTGGGTAAACCAGTAGTAATTCTTGCGGATAATTGAACGCTGAGCATCATCACACTGAGATATCCAACGAGCTTTTTCATTCGTATCGCTAGGGACGCTGTTATAGCCCATTCGATACGCCACAGAAAGCAGCGCATCATTGACGGTAAATGACATTATTAGCCTTTGAAGATACTAGCCGCGAACTCTTTTTTAAGTTCTTCTTTGTAATTTTTCTCACGTTCACTAACTTTTGCTTCACGCTTGGCGACTTCTGCCAGTAGAATCTCAGCAAGTCCTCGCTCTTCTTTTGCTTCTTTGAGTTTAAGATCAATATCTTTATCGGTTAATGCTTGAGTACGTAAATCTTCTGAAAGTTTCTCATCACTTCTAATCTTGGCTAGTTTTGCGTTTATCTCTTCGCTTAGAACATCAAAACCTGCTTTTTCTTTTGCTAGTTCAACTTGAGTAGCTTCTAACTCAGTTCTCTCTCTTGCGGTTCTGTCCTGAATTACTTGCAACTCTTCATCACGTCTATTTTGATCAACTTCACGTGCTGAAAACTCAGCATCAATTGCTCTAGCTAGATTTAGTACATCGGTTTTCTTAGGTGTGTTTTTCATATACCGCCAGCATATAGGAATTAAAAAAAAGTGTTACTTTAAGCGCAAAAACTCCCCTCACGACTAAGCGATAAGGGGAGTATATGAATCTTTAAAAGATTAAGCAGCTAGGGCGTCATCCATAAATGGATAACTAACCTGTACTAATGCTGTACCTGATGCGATTGCAGATCGACCAATCATGTTTTTAACACGATCACCAGCTACGATTGCATCATCAACTTCGCCTGCTGTTGCGGTAGCGTAACAGTTTGCGTTGTCAACAAATCCTGCACTCACTTTTGCTTGGCATGAGCCACTGACTAAGTACCAACCTCTTTTGCTGGTTGTGTCAACGATTCCTTGTGCAATAGCTACAAATCCGATAGCATTAGCAGCGAGAAGTGTTGAGACTCCAACTTCATCATAGGTAACGACACTACCAACTACTGTACTTACTACACCTTGTAGACAAATGTACTCTCTTCCACCTTCTTGGTATGTTTCCATTAAAGCAGGTACGTCGAGATCTGTAGATGTGAACACGGTGTTTACTGGAAATGAGATAATTCTTTCTGGCATAATTTTTTTTCCTTTCTTTACCCCTCCTTTTTAGGGGAGGGGATTATTGTTATTATTAAGCGGTTTTACCTGTCAATTTACCCAATTTTCGGCGGTTGTCTGTTACCAGAGCCATCGTTTGAAGGATGAATTGTTCGTAAACCATCTGTCCACTGATCTTCTCCATTGGCAACACATCGAAGTTTGCATCTTTGTG